ACAATGCCGGGACCGTCAGCGCCGCGACGCCGGGGACCGCCGTCACGACCGGGGCTGCCGAGGCGACCAAAGGCAGTTACGTCTCGCTCCTCACCACGACGTTCGATGTCTACTGGATATCGATCTATGCCCTGAACTACGGGAGCGCCGCCGCCGATTCCCAAGGGGCGATGGATATCGCGACGGGGGCGGCCACGCAAGAAATCATCATCCCCGATCTCTTGATGGGGTTTGCGGGCTGGTTCACGAGCACCGCCATCGGGCCGAAGCAATGGCATTTCCCGCTCTACATCCCGAACGGCACGCAAATCTGGGCGCGCGGTGCGGGCAAACGCCTCTCGACGGCGTACAACGTCGTCATTTACGTCTACGGCGGGGATGCGCTGCCCCCGTTTCGCGTCGGCCGGAAGGTCACGACCTACGGCATGGGCACCGTGCCGTTTGGGACGACCATCGTGCCGGGGGCCTCGGCGGCGGAGGGGGCATGGACGCAAATCACCGCCTCGACGAGCGAAAACCATTTCGCGTTCTATCCGAGCTTCCAAGCGGGCACCGACACGACGCTCAATACGCTCGCGTATTTCGTGGATATCGGGACCGGCGCGGCGACCGAACTCGAAATTGGGCAGTCGTTCGTGTACCACATGACGGCGGATGAACGCATGGACGGGCCGTGGAACACGTTTCCCGCGTTTGCGGATGTGCCATCCGGGACGCGCCTGGTGATGCGGTGCTCGAACAGTGGAGTCAACGATGTCGGCAACTATAACGGCGTCATCCACGCCGTCAGCTAAGGAGGACGTATGGCCAAAGCGATGGTGACGGAGTGCTACGCGCTCGACATTGAGGACAATCTCTACAAAATCACCGGCACGGCGGCGGTGACCACCGGGTCCTCGGGCCACATCTTCCTGACGTTCGAGGCGTCGTCGCCCACGTTTATCCCGGTGCTCCCGAATTGGCGCACGCGGGTGCGGGATGCCGTGATTGACGCGGCGGCGGCGGAAAACATCGAGGTCGATCAAGTGCTGCACATCGACTTGTCGATTTTGTGAGCACCGTCATCCTGACCTGTCCGATCTGTGGCCTCGGGCTCTCCGTCGCGACGGTGGAGCCCAAAGAAGGAGCGCGCAACGGCGCGGTGGGGGGACACATCCACATGGAAATGAGCGGGGCCATTGCTTGCGTGACCGGCCACCGTTGGATCGCGACGGGGTCGTTTCTCTTGGAGCGCCAGCCCTAATGGCGATTACCGAAGCCTTCACGCTGAACAACGTCACGCCCTCGGGGACGACGGAACTCTCGATCCCCCGGAACGCGACCTACGACGTGGCGCAGAGTCAGACGACGGACGGCGTGTTCCAGCTCTGGATCGATGACCAGACGAACATGACGAAGACCGAGGAATACGCGATTCGGATTTACGAGAAGGTGGAATCGGGCGGGACCTCGAAGCTCGTCTTTCTCGCCACGCTGAAAGGGGTGCAGTCGGAGATTTTCTGCACGCCGATGCTGATTTTAATGAACGGGTGGGACATGACCATCAAGAAGATCGCGGGGACGGATCGGGCCTTCGATGCCTCCATTCGGCAGATTAGCTAAATGACGGGCCCCGGCGCGTTCTGGTATAACGGGTCCGCCGCGCAAGTCCTCGCGACCACGAACGTCACGGGGACGTTTGGGATCACGGTCGCGCAGCCGCAAATCGCCTTCACGGGGACCAATACCGCCCCGCCGGTCACCGGCACGTTCGCGATTACCGTCGGGCAACCGGCCATCGCCTTCACGGGGACCGTCACCGCGCCCCCGATTACCAGCACGTTTGCGATTACCGTCCCGACCCCGAGTATCGCCTTTACCGGCACGGTGCCCAGCAGCGCGCCTCCGGCAGTCGGGGGAAGACCGCATGGCGTCCGCAAGCGGGCGGTGGTGCATCGCTATCCCCCGAGACGCCAGCACGTCCCCTTGGACCTCACGGTCAACGACCTGCACGAGGGGGCGTTCGGCATCACTGTCCGAGGCCCCCGGATCGCCTTCCGGGGCTACGTCGATGCGCCCACGGACCCCGAAGAAGATACCCGCACGTTCATGCGGATGGCCTTGGAGGATGAAGACTTGGTACTCGCCTACACGATGGCGGAGACATGGCTGAACTGAGCCCCGAGCAGATTCTCCACCGCGCCAAAGCCATCGAAGCGTTCTTGGCCTCTGATGCGTGGGCGGAAGTCCAAGAGCGCATGGAGGAACGGGCGCTCAAGGCGTTCAAGGCGAGGAACAGTACCTCCGCTGATCGCGAGGCGCTGTGGCAAAAATGGCAATCGTTCGAGGACGTTCAACGCGAGTTCCGGGCTATCCGGGATCGTCAACTTGCACTTTCGGAACAGGAGTAGTATCATGCCGAAGCCAGAACCCAGCGCGACGAGTTCCCTCACCGCTGGGGAAGCTGTTGGAAAGATCGCCGGGCTCATCACCGAGACGGACGAGTCTCGCCCAGATGCCCCCGCGACCGAGCCCGCGCCGACGCCCGGCGCCCCGGCTGAGACTCCCCCAGCGCCCACTCCCTCCGAGCCCGCTGCCACCGAGCCCCCGCCGTCTGAGGACTCTGCCCAGACCTACGAAGTCACCGTGGATGGGGAAACCCACCAGGTAGACCTCGATGAACTCCGGGCAGGATACCAGAAGCACGAAGACTACAAGCGCAAGACGATGGCCTTGGCAGAGGAACGCCGGACGTTTGAGGCCGAGTCCCAGGCCGTGCAGGCGGAACGCACGCAATACGCGGATGGCTTGAAGCAACTGGTCTCAGCCATCGAGCAGTTGCAGGGGGAACCCGACTGGGATGCCCTTCACGCGAAGGTGGACCCCGCCGAGTTCTTGCGGCAAAAGGCCGAGTGGGAGCGGACCAAGGCGCATACCGAGAGGCTGAAAGCGGAGCAGCGCCGCGTCGAGCAGGAAGCGCAGGCCGACGAAATGAAACGCTACCATGCCTATGTCCGCGCGGAACAGGACAAGCTCAAAACCGCCCTGCCCGATTGGGCTGATCCCGACAAAGCCAAAGCTGAATCCGCGCAACTGCGGGCCCATGCCAAGAGCTACGGGTTTACCGATAAGGAGTTGGATCAAGTCGTGGATTCACGGACGATCCTCCTCCTGCGGGATGCCCTGAAGTACAAGCAATTGCAGCGGGAGCCCTCGGCCCAAGCCAAAGCCAAGAGCCCCGCCATTCGGACGGCGAAGCCCGGGGCCACTCCCCCGCCTCCTCCGGCCAATGCACGCCAACAGGAACTGATTCAGCAGGCCGCCAAGACGCACCGGCTGCGGGATGCCTCCAAGGCCATCGAGGCGCTGCTGGAATAGGAGCAGAACATGACGATTATCGCGAACACGACCCTCGTGTTCGACATCAAAGGTGTCCGAGAAGAACTCTCGAACATCATCTACAACCTGAGTCCTGAGGATACCCCGTTCATCTCGAACGCGGGGCGGGATTCGGTGGACAACACGCTGTACGAATGGCAGCGCGACGCGTTGGCGGCGGCGGTTTCCACGAACGCCCAGCTCCAAGGCGATGACATCGCGGCCTTCGACGCAGTCACCGCGACCGTTCGCATGGGGAACCGGACGCAAATCAGCCGGAAAGCCATCATCGTCGCCGGGACGACCAACGCCGTCTCGACCGCAGGCCGGAAGACGGAACTCGCCTACCAGATCACCAAGCGGTCGGCGGAAATCAAACGCGACATCGAAAAGAACGCGCTCGACAACGTGGGCGCCGTGGCCGGGAACTCGACGACCGCCCCGAAGACGGGCACGATGGGGGCCACCATCGGCTCCATCGACGGCACCAACGTCTCGATGGGCGCCACGGGGACGAATCCGACCGACGCCCTGCTGTTCACCGACCCCCGCAACGATGGGACGCAGCGGGCCGCGACCGAAGCGCTCTTGAAGGTGGTGCTCTCGGGCGTGTGGGTGAACGGCGGGTCGCCTGATACGATCATGGTGGGCCCGTTCAACAAGTCGGTGTTCTCGGGCTTCGCCGGGATCGCGACCAAGACGTATTTCCAGGAAGCGGCGCGTCCGGCGGCCATCATCGGCTCGGCGGACGTGTACGTCGGGGAGTTCGGCACCTATTCGATCGTCCCGAACCGCTTCCAGCGGGACCGGGATGCGTGGGTGCTGGACTTCGAGTACATCGACATCGTGTACCTCCGTCCGTTCCGGGTGGAGGAGCTGGCCAAGACCGGCGATGCCGAGAAGCGGATGCTGCTCGCGGAGTGGGGGTTGAAGGTAAAGACAGACTTCAGTCAAGGCCTGCTCGCGGACCTGCTCACCTCTTGATGAGTAGGGACACCTTCTAGCGGAGCGGAGCGGGGGCCCAAAGCCCCCCTCCCTCCTGGGGGAGTTCATGCCGAAGACCAAAGCGAATGTCGTCGTCACGCCGGAAGAAGCGCGGCGCATCGAGTGGGAGGAACACGTCGAAGCCGACACGGCGTGGCAGAAAGAACAAGAAGCGCAAGGCAACGGCCCCTGCCCGTATTGCGGGGCGTACAAGGGCTACAACCCGGTCACCGGAGTGCATGTCAGGACCCAGATCGGGCGGGAGTTGATCGAAGGGCACCGGGACTCCTGTCCCAAGAACGTGTCCGCGAAGGGCAAGAAAGCGGGGGGCTAATGGCCTTCGCGGGTGCCATCGTGTTCGGGGTCGCCCTCACGCCATCGGCACGAGCGGCAGCGGTCGGGGTGTCGGAGGAATCCTACGACGTGACGGCGGGCCTCCAGCGCTACGCCACGGGCGCCGGGACCCCGCTCGTCTTGGCGGTGACGGATTTTGTGACCGTGAATCCTCCAGCGGCCTTCGCGACCAATGTCGGCATCGTCGGGGCCAGAGTGGTGAACGCGACCACCGTCGCGATTCAGTGGGGCAACTTCACCGCCGTCGCGAATGTGCCCCCGGCGGGGACGTACGTCTTCAACGTCCAACGGCCCTGATGCCGAAACGTCCCCCAGCCCCCAAGGTGAAGGTCCAAGTGCCGAGGCCGAAGCAGCAGCTCCGGGTCGCCGCGAAAGGCTTTCGTCAGCGGAAGAAAGAGGGCTATTCGTGAGCGACACCACGATGATCCTCGATACTGACCCCCTGACGGGGCGGGTGCGGACCTTTCACACGCTGCCCGATGGGCGGTTCGCCGTGGACAGCGCGGTGGACGTGGAGCCGATCATCGAGCAGAACAAGGACCTCGCGCCGTTGCAGGACGGGAAGTGGAAGGACAACGACAATCTGGTGGCGAGTATCCCGCTGCCGATTTACTTCGGGCTCTTGAAGGAATGGCGCGCGAAGGGGCTCGGGGCATTGGACCGCCAGAAAGCGCTCCATCGGTTCTTGAACGACCCAGACAACAAACTGTTCCGCATCAAGGCGGGCAAACTGTGAGAGTGGGGGTGTGTCTTGTCTCGACCGATCATGTCTGGGCGTGGCGATGACTAAACAAGTGATATGCCAGAACGGACATAGCAATTGGTACACCTATCCCACCAGCGGGCAGCGTACCTGCCGGACGTGTTCCTCTGCCCGCAAGAAAACGTGGCGGGAAAAGTATCCCGAACGCCATATCGCGGCCTGCCGCAAGTGGGAGAAAGACAATCCCGAAGCCGTGACGGCCAATCGCAAGTTCGGATGGCTGGCGCGGGTTTATGGGGTGACGCTCGATCAGTACCACGCCCTATTTGAGAAGCAGGGCGAATGTTGCGCCCTTTGCGGCAACGTCTTGCAGGCGCTTGGCGCTGGAACGCATCTCGATCACGACCACAAAACTGGGAAGGTGCGCGGGCTCCTCTGCTCTGGTTGTAATCAAGGGCTGGGGAGTTTCAGGGACAATGTGCGCGCCCTACGTCGCGCCGCCGATTACGTGGAGAAAGGATGAGAGTCGGTGTCTGCTTGGTCTCGACAGATTTGGTCTTCGCCTGGCACTCGTACGACCTCGCCGGGCTCCTCGCTTACACTGTTGCGGCGCGTCCCGACCTGGACCTCCGGCGGTTTCTGGCAACCGGCTGCTGGCTGCCCGAGTTACGGGAAAAGACGACCGACGCCGCCCTCCGGGCCCAATGCGACTTCCTGCTCTATCTGGACTCGGACATGCGATTTCCGACCGACGCATTGGTTCGGCTCCTCGCGCACGAGCAACCCGTCGTGGCCGCGAACTACACGACCAGACGGCCCCCGTTTCATCCCGTGAGCGTCAAGTCCTTGGGCGACCCGATGACGCGGGTCTATACCGAGGAAGACTCGACCGGGCTTGAGCCTGTCGCGGCGACGGGGATGGGCGTCATGCTCGTCCAAGCCGATCTCCTCCGCACTGTACCAGCTCCCCGCTTCATGATGGGGTATGTCCCCGATGACCGGGCTCACGTGGGTGAAGACCTCTACTTCTGTCAGCAGCTACGGAAGGCCGGGGCGACGATCCTCGTGGATCACGACCTCTCGAAGCAGGTGACCCATATCGGGATGGTGGAGTTTGAGGCGCAACACGCCGTGGCGTCCCGGCAGTCCGTCCAGACGCGGGCGGCGGTCTAATGGCCTTCGTCACCTACGACGATCTCGTGACGAACATCGCCGCGTGGCTGGCAAGGTCAGACTTGGATGCGCGGATTCCCGACTTCATTCGGCTCGCCGAAGCGCGGCTCCAGCGCGAACTCCGCGCCTTCCTGACCCGCACCGGGGCGTTTTCGCTGCCCGTCGCGGCAGGCACGGGGTT